CTCCCTTTGCCGCCCACTCTATCCACTCTTCTCCATTATGCCAAACGTTTTTATGAAACCAAGGGGAACAAACGTATAAGTTTGATGGGTCATTTGTTCCTCCTTTACTTCTAGGGGTACGATGATGGACATGCATACCCCTCATTTGTTCGTTAGTTAAACCCCAATTGTCTTGGGCGATTTTTCTGTATGGTCGTTTGTCAACCAAGACAATACTGAGGTCTCTGTCCATTAGTTTTCGTATGCTTCTAAAATGTCAGCGATAACGCCGTTTCTAACAATATCACCCCTGTCGAACTTAATCGTACCGACTCCCTTAATGTTAGACAACCGGTGGTAGGAGTCTAGAAGTCCGTTATCAGTCTTAAACACCTCCAAGTCGATTTGACGAGTATCTCCCGTGATTATAACTTTGGAGTTTTCGCCTACCCTGCTAATAACCGTTTTTATATTCTCAGGGAGAGCATTTTGTGCCTCATCAAAAATAATCAAACACTCATTAAGGGATCTGCCCCTAACATCCTCTAACATAAGAGGTTCAACAATTTTTTTCTCTACAAGGTATTTAGCAGCACCTTGAGATTTCATCATTACTACAAGGTTGTCATACACGGGTCCCACAAGAGGTGCCATTTTTTCTTCCATTGTTCCGGGAAGTGCTCCTCTCCCTCTTTGGTAGGAGCATCCTACATCACTCCGAACGTAGTAAATTTTGCCAATGTTGCCCTTGCTAATTTCAGTTAAACCCCACCATAAGGCGACCAAGGTTTTCCCAACCCCGGAAGGTCCTATGGCGATGGTTACGGTGTTTTTATTCAAGCAAGACCAGAGGTCCTCTTGGTGATCGTTTTTTGAGTAAAACGGTAGAACATCCATGCCCTTGGAGTAGGTATGTTCTGGCATCCGGGCATTTTCAGCTCGACGAGTTCTGCGCTTGGTCTTTGAATCAATCATGGGTGAGGGGTGACAGTCGTTGGGTAATAAATACGCTTTGCTGCTTACAAGAATTACATGATCTTGCTCACCTCCGTTATAAAAAAAGTCCAGTGTCATTGGAGTCTAACACGGGTATTAGTGGTTTTACCCCCCCCTCACTCATGCCACCTTTCTACATAATCATCAAAGCCACCACGTCCACCGCACGGGCGGGAGTAACGGTCTTCAGGAATGAAGTATTGCTTGAGCTTTGCTTTTTGCAAATATTTGTCAGCTATTGGTGAAGTTGCCAATACAACGGTTCCGAAATCTTCCTGCATCATAGCAGGAACGGTATCAACAGGGGATTTTGCCATGGTAATCTGTCTTTGTAAGGGACAGCAACTTTTTTACGGTGGTTACAAATCACCGGTCACATTTCGGTGTCCCAACCTATATTTCTTTGACCACCCCTAATCCCTCTTACAAAGGAAGACCGGGGGTCAGCATCTCCGGTTATAGCATCATAGTCAGGGTCGTTGAAACTATGGTCAGCCGGAAACAACCTCAAACGTTTATTGGCTAGATTAGGGAATGCGAGTGAGTTTCCAAACCCAGGGCGAGTAAGTTCACCATAAAACCTCTTATTATTTATAATAGCATCTTGCAACCCTTGGTCAACGGTGTCTAACTTCATAGAATAATAAGTCAGAGCCCAAGTGAAAGCATCCGTCCTGTCATCATGTTTTACAAAGGGAAAAGCCGTTATTTCTCTTACAAAAGGGTCAATCCATTCAGCTTCTACAAGCTTTACCCGGTCAAACTCCATCAGGGGTGCAACTGCCTGGAGCCTGATGGTTTTAGACCGAAGGGGTTTCATTTCCTCAATGGGAATTTTGGCTTCTTTCTTTAGCATTTGGATTAGAGATTGTCCGGAAGCTGCCTTTTCGATGCATAGCACCCGTGGTCTATAAAAAGCATAGAGATGTTTCACCTTGGCAATCAAATCTGGGAACCCTAAACGACCTGTTATCATATCCCGAATATACACCTTACCAGGAAACCGGTGGGAGATTGAGGCCACACATATGGCAGTTTCATCCGCCAGTTCTTTCTCGGAAAAAGCACAATCAACCGCTAGCCAAGTCAAGTCAAACTCCGGGCACTCCGAAAGCGGTATTCGGCTAATCCAGCTATCTTTGATGATTTGCCCTTCGGCAGCTACGGGACTACCCTGGTAAAGAGCAGAAAACGCAAACGAACCCATTGTTTTCTTCTGGGCCATAAGCATATCCACCGAGAAGGCGGTATTGCTAGGCCAATGCGATTCTCCGATTTCCCTCTCAAGCGGGTCATCCGCCATTTGCTCGGCAGTCTCAATCAATCCCGCAATATTCACCCACCTCCATCCACCGGGATTCTCATCTTTGTCATATATACCATCTGCCTCCATCAACACACCGTGAAGGTCGTGCTGATGAAACCGGGTAGCAATGACCATCTGACACCAGTTGTTAGTACGACGGGTACTTGCTTGCTCCCCCCACCAAGATTCGAGTGCCTCTAACGCAGCAGTTGAGGTTGAGTCCTTCAAGGGGTCATCCACAATCATTGCGCCAACTCCAGGACTTGTGATATTGGTGGTACCTGCGGTGAAACCGGTAAGAACACCTCCAACAGAAGTTGGTAGGATATACCCACCACCAAGCATATCGTACTTGGAGTCAGGGGAGAATCCCTTCCAGTCGGAGAAAATTTTACGAAACTCAGGATGTTTTAGGTATCCGATGGTATCTTTGTGAAACTTTCCGGAAAGTTGTTGCCCGTAAGATGCAATGATGTGCTGGGTCATTTGGTCTCGACCCAATAACCATGCCACAAACATAGAGGCAAGCATAGACTTACCGGACCGTGGAGGGCACGATACGATAAGTCGCCTGTTGCGTTTCATTGCAAGGTCTTCAAAAGCGGATGCAATCATTTCATGAAAGGCAACCACCTTGAGGTCACCTTTTTTCATGATATCAGCAAATGCCAGGAAGCAGTTTTGGGCCGCCTTGTATTTATACTCCTCAATCACGGAGGCCGGAGCCTCCATGACGATGAGTTCTTGTATGCCACGGATGTATTTTCGCCAGGAACTGTGTTTGTCTAACTGGCTTGCCTTGGTTATGATGGGGCGCATTTTAGAAGTTGCTGATGCGTTTCAGTAGCTCTTCGACTTTTCCGTCGTACTCCCGAGCCAGTTGTTGCTCAGAAACAGGTTCCTTAGCGGTAAGGACCACAATATCCTCGGTGATTTCACGGTGCGCTTTCACAGAAGCGGAAAAGATTTGTACTAGGTCCCGCGTAGAACACTCAGGGAGTTGGTCCTGAAGCATTCCGATGGCTTCATTGGCGACCTTGAGGGCCTCGGAAGCTAGAAACTCTTTTTGACGGACAATTTCGTCCTTGGCATCAGTGTGATTAGACATTAGTAAAAGCTCTTACGACATTTGGCACAACCGCCCCGTTGAGGGGGGTTCCCAGAGTAACTCTGGAGGGTTTTTAGTATTTGATTGGCAAGAATTTTGTTTCCTGCGGTTGAGGCAGAGTGGTACTCTTTCCAAAGTTGAGCAGCATTTTTCATATCAACAAGGGGGAACAGGACTTGTGTCACTGGTACATGGGAGGCAACCTAACCTCCATAGCTCTGTGAGTTCGGCTAGTTGGAAACCACCTTCGAGCATCCATCCACGACCCTTGGGGGATTGCCCTATGTAATAGAACCTCCCCTTAGGTGTTTGAATGAATGTGTCCGTTTGCACTCCAATCATCTCTCCACCGTCGATTGAAACTTGGTAGGAGTCTGGAGACATGGGGTCAGAGTACAGGAACTGATAACCTCCGGTAACAACGGCAAACTCACCGTAGTTTATCTTTTGGAACCATTTGGCATCTAGTTTAGCCTTGGGGGAGATACCGCCATCATCTGTGATGGTGTTTCTCCAGAGTTCCATAGCGTAACGAGCAAGTTTCTTGCCAGTATCGCAATAAAAAACTTCGCCAATGGGTTCTCTAGTATTGGCATCCCAAATGGTAACTACAAGGCGACCGTCCTCCGTATAACTATTTGTCGGAAGTAGGTATATTGGTTCATTGATTGGGTCATCCAAGAACACACATTCGGGGTCACATATGAAAACCCAACTACCGTTCTGCCCGATTTCATTACTCCACCTAACCCCGGAGCATTTATCGAAATCTTCAGAAGGGTCGCGGTGACAACTGTAAGAAGGAACAAATATTGACCCAGATGCTTCATCCACTACGCCTGCAAGAGGGAGTTTAGTTTCAACTCCAATTCCAGGCCATATTCCTCGGCAATCTCCTCGTTGTACGCAGGGGTCAAGAGCGATATAAGGGAGTGCCTCTTGAGTAACCAGACTGTAAGTTTGAGTATAGGTGTATTGAGAATTTTCAGTTAAACCTGTAAATCTCTCGTCGTCACAGGAAAAAGGGTCTAGAACTTGTACGCCTGCTCCGCCAGGAACACTACCATTTATTGTTACAAAAGCACCCGTCAGAAGTTGCGTGGCAAAATCATGACCGGATGAGGATAAGTAGTTTTGGCAAGAAAAGTTTAACTCAAAGGTCATCCTCCGAGTAAAAACCATAGGTATCTGATTTACTACCGTATTTGAAGACCCAGTGTATCTAACAACTATATTATTTGTTTGCTGAACCACGCCCTCATTGCCAATGGCATCAGCTAAACGTAGAACGTTTACGCTGATAGGGATGACTGGAGATGCAACTAAAGCATCCACTAAGTATTGCTCAATGCGAGTTATACTAGAAAGTTCCATTTGTTATCCTCCTGAGTGGTTTTACCCGATTTTGCAAAGCAAAAGAAAGGGCACCCGAAGGTGCCCAGTAAGACGAGTTAGGCGTCAACCATTAGATGGCAAAAGTCATGTAGTTACCGACATACTTGGTGGAGTCTGTGGAGGCAGAGGTGACGGAAACTACGAGGTTACCAGCAGTTACAGCAGCAGAAGCAGTGTAAGGAGCTGTTCCGAGGTGAGCGCCGCCAATAACTTGAACGTTCGCAGTAGTCCCGTTATGATTAACTTGTAAAGTGTCGGTGTGGAAAT